CGCTTCACCTTCTTAGGGAGCAAATCAATTATACGCATACCAGTATCTTCTTCTACTTTTTTGTTAAAGCTTAACATTAATTATCTACCTTTGCTCCAGCTCTCCATTGGTAACATGACCAATATCCTGCTGTAGTTTTGTCTTTTTTATCTGCACAGTTATGACGGGCTCTAAAAGCTTTACGTCTGGCAGGATCATCTCTTTTAATTTCCATGTTAGGATCACCAAATGTAACCTTTACAACATTACCTTTAGCGTTCTTTACATATACATGGAACTTGTGTTTTGCACCTTTCTCAGAACGAGTAGGATTATTTAGTGTCTTGCCTTCATACTTCTCAACAACTAAGTCTTTGTACATGTCTTCACACATACAATCGATGGCCTCTACTTCTTTAAATGTTTTCAATTTGCATCCATCCATTTTTTAGCTGCCTTATTTTTAGGCATAGTTTTAGACCACTTGACAATAAAGTTTAATACCTTGCGTACTAATATTGGAGTTTTCTCTCTTACAGAGTTATCTATCTCGAAAAATAATTTGCCGAATGACTTTTTAAAAGGATCCAGGCCTGATTGTAATTCTTTCCACTTAGTAGTAACTAACTCAGGACCAATAGTTCTATCACCATCAAGTCCTCGTTGTCTGTCTGCTTCTATTGAACCTTCTAAAGATAGATTAACATATACCATAAGGCATTCGTATCCAAGAGATTCTAATGTTTTCTTTTGCTTAAGTAATTTAGCAGAGTTAGCTCCAGTGCCATCAATAACAAGACCTAGCCTTCCAATCAATGCACCACTTTGTTTTGCTTGTGTATGTCTTTTTGCTACAGTTCGTATAACGCCACGTTCAAATTTTCTGTTAGGGTCAAGGATAACTGTGCCTGTCTCGTCAGTTAATCCTGCAGATTTCATGTAACGAGTAAACTCTATATCTGAATTAATTTCTTTGTATCCTAATTGCCCAGGAAGGGCCATAGAATCGGCAACAAAAGATTTGCCAGCACCCGGAGCGCCAGCCATAAATACTGCGTGGAAGATTGAAGGATCATTTCTTCCTTCGAGTATGTGTTGTCTTAAAGATTTCATTTATTCCCTTATAAACTGAATATATAAAGGTATTTATACTATTATAAATTCTTAATAATTTTATTTAAGTTCTTTATTGTACTGTACTTTTTAAGCTTAATTAGCTTAGGTTCCATGTGACTACCTATGCGTTCTATGTTAACATACCCATAATAATCAAGGATACATATCATAGCCATAATGTCACCGAGCTCTTGCTCTAAATGATCCTTGTTCTCTTCATTATCCACGCCAAATCTAATTAACTTAGAATTGGCCTGAACAACTTCTGCACATTCTTCTGATAGAATGGTTAGTGTTTCTTTAAGATTCATTTTCTTCTTCTTTAGGTCCTAATACATAATCCTGCTTAGTCAATGTATCATCTAATATACTTTTTAATATATCACCTAATGCAGTATTGAATTGTATATTGCCATGAGGATTTTCCCCAGGATATTCTATAACTTCATAATCAAAGTTAATAGACTGTGTTGTTTCGTTTAGTTTAACATCCATGTATCTGAATATAACGTTGTGGTATTCACCACCCTCTAACCGTACATACCAATGTTCAGTATCTAAATCATTCCTATCTACAAATGACCACTTGTCAAACGGTTTAAATTTATCTTTTATTAAACTGGACTTCATATGTATTCCCTTCAATTTCAAATCTCATAGTCGAATGTGAATATTCTTTACGCGTGGTTTTGTTTTGACGCACTTCAGTTTGACAAACAACAGATGTAGTATTTACCTTACCTTTGGCTTCTTCAGTCTTTGCACCAACCATACCACCGACGACAGCACCAGTTGTCCTATCGATATTAAGAACATCGCCTAAGATACTTCCGAAGATTGCTCCCCATACAGCACCTTCAACAACATTACCTTTCATCTTTGTCTCTTCACCACATACTTCAACATAGTATGGCTCAAGATAAACAACTTCATGATAATGGTCCTTCACTGAACCTCTTACACTTGAATCGGCAATGGCCATTGTTGACCACATTACTGCTGCACCAGTTGCTAATGCTAATACTTTTGTTTTAAGCATTCTGGCACCTCTTACTATTAGGATGCCTCTTACACCGGTATGTACCGTGACTCATATCTTTCTTAACTTTCGGCTGTCCTTTTGCTCGTTTTTTTATAAACGGCACTGTTGTCTTACCCATTATTCTTCCTCCACTTTTATTAAATATGTTACATTAGCTTCTTTAAATAAAGCTGCAGCATTCTTGTTTGATTTATCCCAATCACTATTATACTTAGCAGGTCTCATGGCAACAACCTTTTTGATACCGACTTGAATAATACCTTTAGCACATTCATTACAAGTAGGTAAACCATACACATACATAGTAGAATCTTTTAAAGATACTCCATTAAGAGATGCGTTGTATATTGCATTCATCTCACCATGTACAACTAATTCATATTTCCTTTCACGGTTATTTAGTCTCTCTTCAGAATCTTTAATTCCTCGTGGGAAACCATTGAATCCTTGTGATAGTATCTGACCATCAGCACCTACAACCACACAACCAATCTTAGTACTAGGATCTTTACTCCAAGTAGAGATTACCTTTGCTAACTTAATATATTTATCTGTCCATGCTGTAGACTGCATTAATGAACTCATACATTAAACTCCTCATATCTATTGGCGACCTTAGGCGGTTCATCCCTCACATTGAGAGTTTGTGCAGTTTTTTCTACATCATACAGTCTCATCTTAGCTCTGTCAATGCCCACTACAAACTTTTTATTTGATCCTGTTGGATCATTATATCTGTTCTTAAGTTGCTTAATCATTATCTGATTCATATTATCTAATTCTTCTGTTGCTATAAGAGCAAACATCAAGTCAGCAGTTGCTGGTAGACCAAATGATTCAGATGTATCTTCTAAGCCTACGTCAGAGTTACCAAAACCACCTCTTGTGGTTTGTGTTGCAGTTAGAACCGGTAGATTAAACTCTACAGCTAACCCACGTAATTCTTCAGCAATTGCTTTGACATATGTATATGAGTTAATAGAACCACCCATAGCTTTCATACGAGCACTTGAACAGATATTCAAGTAGTCTATACAGATTAAATCAGGTTCAAAGTCTCTTTTGATCTTAAGCTCTTTCAATAAAGACCTAAAGTTATTTGCATTTGCTGCACCAGTAGGATATTCCTTTACAATAAGTTTGCCAACACCTTTGTCAGTAAGCTTATGCATCTTCTTATCAAACATATCTTTCGATAGATTTTCTAATTGATCAATAGGCACATTCATTAAGTTAGCATCAATACGTTCAGCAATTCTTTCTTCTGCCATTTCCATAGTTATGTATAACACATTTTTCATCTGTGTTAAAGCACCAGCGGCAACATGACACATGAATAGAGATTTACCTACACCGGTTCCTGCAAGGGCAACATTTAGAGACTTGTTTACTAAACCACCTTTGGTAATCTTGTTAAACATCTCTAAGTCAAATGGTAGGTGCTCTTCTTCTCTATGATAGAAATCAAACCGAGAATCAGAATCATCTACATAATCGTGACCTACTTTAATATCAAAGTTAACACCGAGGGCTTCACTTAATACTTCAGGTAAAGAGTTCTTACCTAGAGTCTCATGCTTACCTTCAATAATATTAATTGAATCCATGATAGCCAAATAGATTGCTCTGTCTTGACACCACTTCTCAGTGTGTTCAATAAGCCATGGCATTGTCTGTTCTTTCTCTTGTACACTGATTTCAGGTATAAGAGCTAATGAATCAGAACCAACTTTAGGATTATTTCTTAATTCAATACTAAGTGCATCTGCACTAGGAAGTTTATTAAACTTATTAACGAAGTCAACTATCTCAGAGAATACTGCTCTGTAAGGATCTTCAAAGTATATAAGCTTTAAATGAGGAATTACAGTTCTAGTGTAATCCTCATTAAGCATTAAGTTACGTAAGATTAATGTTTCAATCTGCATTAAATATCCATATCTTCAGGTGATGATGATTTAATCATGCTAGCATGACCGACTTCGTACTTGCCTTTAAGGTATGCTTTGAAGTCTGTATCCTTAAAGATAGGTAGCCAAAAAGATTCTTTAAGTGTTTCAGCAACACGAACCTTCTTATCTTCTATCTCACCAGTCTTCTTATTAACCTTAGAGTACCAACCGATATTAGGCTTGACTACATATCCACCTTCAAGTGCAACATCTAATAAGCCAGAGTATGATTCAATACCACCTTCCCATGTAACAGAGATAGGGATCTTAGACTTCTCACGCACAAACCGTGACTTCTCTACATTGATCACAAAGTTATAACCCATGATCTCCGTACCTTTCTTCTCTTGCTGACGACCAATGATCCAGATATTATCACTTGAGTAATAGATACCTGTACCGCCTGATACGATAGCTTTAGGGAATAGACCAATCTCTTGGTAGGTATGATTAACAGCAATCAACGGAATGTCTCTCATAGTTAAATATGGAGTGGTCATTCTGAATAAACCCTTAAGGGCTTTTGCTCTTGACATATCTGCCACAGACTTTTCATTCATAGCATCAGTTAATTCTTTAATAGATGCAAGGTTACCAATAGAGTCAATAACAATAATGACTTTATCTTTGCGTTCGATATTTTCTAATTGATTAATTAGATCGAACTTCAGTTCTTCTACATTAGTTATTGGACTATGCAGAACTCGAGAAGTATCAATACCGAACGACTTAAAGTATTGTTGCGGGCTACCAAACTCTGAATCATAGAATAACAACACAGCGTCTTCATACTTATCCAAGTATGCTGCTGCCATTAGAAGAGCAAACGAAGTCTTAAAATGCTTCGATGGTCCTGCTAATACTGTTAGTCCGGAAGACAGACCTCCGTCTGGGTCACCAGATAGTGCAACGTTAATCATTGGAACCGGTGTGGTTACCATATCTTTGCCAGAAAACAATTTAGACTTATCGAGAACTGCTGTCTCTTTAATCCTAGAATTCTTCTGGAGTTTATCCATTATACCCATTTGTACTCCTTCATTATTAATTTAACTATCGCCAAAGAATTTTTCAAGCAGAAAAGTTAAAATAACTATAGCTGCTATCCAAAAAATATATTCTGAGTATTCATAACCCATATATCTTCTCCTTATCAATTTATGTATCTATTATATCACATTTAGATGGGAAGTACATACCCTTGATCAAATTCTTTTCTTCGATAACACTCTGGTGAGATGTGAACACTTGATGTTCCTTCCATCTTTTCTTTTGCATATACTTCAGGATTCATCATTAGCCATTCATTAGGATACATAATCTTATTCATGCTGATCATATCCATTGTCTCAATGATACCTGCTAGTGCTTGTGATCTCTCATAATATGAACCCCAAAACGGTTGACCTTTATAGTAACCTGTCTTAGGTAATTTCCTACCTTCAAACTCTATGGGCCATGGCACTGCATACTCAACTGGTACTGGCAAACTATCACCAAACCTTTTTAATTCAATCCACATATCTCTATAGTCAATACCTAATCTGCATATGTGATGTCTAAGATCTATATTACCAAAGACTAATGTGATACCTTGTAGGTTGTTACACTTAGCCATATGATCACGTACGTATTGGAAATTGTTTTTGATCATACCATTAAGAGTAAGTCCATTGGTTTTTATAACCATGCTCCCCTCAGGGGCGAACGCGGCCGTATGGGAATCGCCTATGGTTAACCAATCTGTATCAAGATCAGTGGATAACATTGTTTGAGCTCCGTCGCATTTGTCTTGGACACGAGCGCACCAGTCTTTATCTGGGCAATCTTTTCTCTTGGCTAACATATTTCCATACTCAGGCATATCAATGTCTAGTGAATAAACTTTGTCAGCTAGTAAAAAGTTATCCACCCTTTGCTTAAGCTTTTCATCAAATCCACCGAATAGATTAATAGATCCACCGAAGTTTACTCCATGATCTAAGTATAGTATCTCAACTGGGTCAGCATCATGATTGATACCCACGTTTAAATTCTCTGCCCACGTACGTGCCCAACCATATCCATGGCTATTCTTCTTACGTGGTATTTTATTAAATGTTCCTGTTATCATAAGTTTTTATCCCATTCCCTATAGCTATCTGTTTCATATAATGTTTCATCCGTCAATACAGGCTCTTTACCTACGTTCCAAAATAGTATATCTTTATCAGAATGTTTTGGAATAAATTTCCATACTTTACCATCATATGTAGCAATGTTTGGAAATGGAGGTAGATTCTCTGGCTTCTCTGGTGCAGTGAATGCACGTGCCTCAGATATAACCTGCGCTCTACCTAATTCACCAGCTTTCATATTTCTACTTACTGCTACAGATACAAACTCTGCATTAGGCCAAGCTATCTGTAATGAACGTGTCAATACACCGGTTGATGTAGCAACATAGACAACATCAGGTTCTTTAATCTTACTAGCAACCTTTACCATTCCTGCTGTAACTAATTTGTGTTTAAGTCCTAAGGGAATAAAGAATGCATTTGGATTCTCATCAGCCCACTTCTTAGCAATTAGGTTTAGGTTAGGCATGGCTGCAATTCTATGGAAGGATGCTTCTGCTCCTTGCTCTATGCAACATGCTTGATGAGATGAAATTCTTTTAGAGGAAGGCATAAATAATCTTACAGCTTTATTATGTCTTTTTGCAACATCTAATATACTTACACCAGCCAAACCAGTTCTTGGTTGGACATACACAATAATATCTTCTTTGATACTTGACATTAAACAATCACCGCCACGAACCTTTGATCCAACTAAGTCATCATCTCTTACAACTCTTATACCTTCATGCATAACAATGCGTGGTGCAGGATTAGGATCTTCCCAATCACCTGCAAGATCTAAGTAATAATTCTTAGCTTCATCTGGTTGCATCATTCCGACATCAACGTTGAATCCGTCTTCTACGTGTTTGTTATGTGGCATTGTTTTCCT